CACCAGCACCAGCACCAGCACCAGCACCAGCACCAGCACCAGCACCAGCACCAGCACCAGCACCAGCACCAGCACCAGCACCAGCACCAGCACCAGCACCAGCACCAGCACCAGCACCGCCGCTACCAGGTAAATCTATTATTGGCATTGGTGTTGGTGAAGTTGAACCGCTTCCGTTTCCAGCGTTGGGGTTGGTAATTGTACCTGGAGTAGATGGAGTTGTTACAGATCCCACACCACCGGGCACTGATGGGGTGTTTTTCTCTGCGCCGTTTATAACATTTAACACATCCGATGGGTTATTATCCGGAGAAGACGGTGGTGTTTGAACTATTGGTGTTCCATCAGCATTTACAGCAGATCCTGTATTAGAATCTATGTACCCAATTAAATTACCATTTGCATCATAATTACGAGTTACGTTAGCTGGTAAATTAGTAGGGGGCGCCGTTGTAACAGTTACGGTGCCTTTTGGATCTGTAACAATACCAGTTCCAGGGCCAGCAGTTTGACCAGATTCACCAGTAAAGGTTGCGCCCGGAACATTTGTGGCAGCAACGTTTAGTGTTCCATCGGCGTTGTATACTTTATTGGTATCCGGATTTAAAAACCCATCACTACCGTCAGGGTTCTTAACTGGAATAGTGTCTTTTAAATTTGAGGCTAAATAGTTAGCGGCTTCAGGAGAAGTTTTTATTGAGTTCTCAATATCTTCTAACGAATGCGCCGTTGCTCTTTGGGTTCCCCAGTAATCTAGTTCAGCTGCAGTCGGATCACGACCAGCGTACTTTTTATACATTTCGGTAACTGGATCAAGTGCAGATGCGTAAACAGAAGATGCAAGAGCATACTGACCAGTTTTTGTTTGTACGTCGGTTAATGCGTTACTTATATCAGTAAATTGTTTATTAGTTGTATTTAATGCCGATTGAGCATCAGTAAAGTTTTTAGCTAAAGGCGTGATTTGAGTATTCAAATCTTGCATTTTGTTAACAACACCTTGCAACATATCCGATGTAACTGTAGGTACAGAAACTCCATCTTTAGGAACACCCAACGCCGCTAATTGTGCTTCGTATTTAGCGTTTGTTTTAAACGGATTTGCGGTATCAACTACTAAATTTCCGTTTTCATCTACCCTTAATTTTTGATTACCCTCATTGGCTTGAGCTCTATCTGTTAAATAATTTTGTAAATCGCTAGTACTTTCACCTTTTCTATAACCGTCTAACGCATTGTAAGTATCTCTGTTAAGTTTAAATTCATCAAGCAAAGGTTGTACTTTTGCTACAGAATCATTATACGTTGCTAAATCTGCTTGAGATTTTTCTTGTATCTGTTTAATAGCTTGTGGAATATCTTCCGTGCCAGTTAAACCTTTTACTTCATTCATTGCGGCACTTAAGCCAACTTTAATAGAGCTTCCTAATAATGAACTACCAAAAGCTTCTGCAGCGCTACGGCCCATAATTGCTGAAGAAGTTGCAGCACCAGCTGATACGCCCAATACGTTTACTGCTGCTTTGCTTAGTGAATCTAAATCATTAGAGCTTAATGAGCTTGTTAACGCACCGGCCACAGCACCGCTTACTGCACCAGTTAATGGATCCCTGCCTTGTAAAATTGCACCAACAGCACCAGCAATAGAACGCCCAGCGGCGCTAGTAATTGCGGGACCAAAAGATTCACCCATACTAGCTGTAACAGCTTTAAGCGCTTCTGAAGATGTTAATCCTTGAGCCAAGCCTGCTGTTAATCCAGCAATGGTTCCTGCAGTAGCAATTTGGCTTACATCACCACCGTTTAAAGCAGTTACCGCAGCAGATGATATGGATGCCGAAATGCCAGTACCAACTGCAGCCATTGTGCTTGCAGAAATTGTTCCCGCTGCAACTTCACCGGCGAGTAACCCTTCTGCTGCTGCGGCACCAAGACCGCCAGTCATATAAGTTAAAGCAGCTGCTTCAATAATTGGTAATGGGTCATCTATAATCTTTTGACCAACTTTACCAATACCTTGAACCACACTTTCAAAAGCATGGCCAATAGAATTTACTGCGCCAGAAAACGCATCTCCAACACCTTTAAATGGGTCAAGTGGAGACCATCCGCCGCCGCCGCTCATTCAAACACCGTAATATGTTGGCCGTCTAGAATTTTATCACCAGACTTAATTTTAATTGGTATGGCTTTAAATTTTAAACCTGCTTTTTTCATTAAAGGCTCAATAGCAATACCAGAAGAAGTAAAAGTCATTTGGTGAAAACCACCGGCTCTTAATGCTTTATCAAAATGTTTTAAGCTTTTAACAAAAGTTTGCGGTTTATCAGCGGTAAACATCATAGCATCACCAGTACCGTCGCCATGATTATCAATTACCATAAAACTATCATTAGCTCTTAAAATTCTAAAATTTGGTTGCTCCACCATTTTTCTAATGGCAGCATAGGCTTTTTTAGGATCAACGCCAAGACCAAACTTTTCAATATCTTTTTCAATAATTTGGTAAGGCGTCATACGGTCGATCTTTGACAGTCCGCCCTTGTCTTTGACGGAATCTAAACCACTTTGTGTATTAGAATTTTGTTCCATTTATACCTATACTAATGCAAAAATTAGGACTTTTTCGCCCTAAATCAACGACTTGGACCATTAATTATGTTAGCAAATTCAAAAGCCCATTCTTGCCAAGTCTCATAAGTATTTGGACTTGGAACTGGATATGTACCAAAAGTTTCTGATTGAACTATATTCATAGCCCCATCTCGCCAATTTTCTTCTGAAGCAAACTCAATGTTTTTTTGGCCGTAATACATAGCCAAATTACCGTTCCAATCTTCCCAAGTCATATAGTCTGGAAGGCAAGGAAAAAAGGACTGAAAATTAAGGACGTTCGTCGCCATACTCTGCAGTAATTAAATTGCGACCCATTTGGTAATCGCCGTTAATTGTATTAGATTCAAACTTTAAACGCACTAAACGGTGTTCTACTCGTAGGTCAATTTTACCAGTATCTGGGCTAAAATAATACGGACCAGATGTTTCTTCAAATGGGCCAGAAGCAAACTTACGACCCAGTATAGTCATAGCCATTGTACCATTTTGTAAAAAGTTTGGCTCAACGCGGCGAAGGTGCATACGACGATTAATACCTTGTAGTGCATTTTGGCTTGGATTTCCTGTTAGCCAGCTAATATCACACGTAGTAATACTAGAGTATACAGCAACTTCACCAAGTAAATTAATTTCATTTGAACCGTATTCATGTTGCCAAATATTAAAGCCGCCACCAATATAGTATACCGAAGAATTAATTGCTGGAGTTTGTGGGAAATCAGTAGAACAAGTAATTAATGTAACCCCGTTTGGTGCGGTGTTAGTATTAAATATGAATTGACTAGAAGTTACCAAATACGTATTATTAAGGGTATTTGCAGTACTAAAACAAATTGAATCTCCGGGACTAATTAATGGTGTTAAATCTCCAGATAAATATAATTGATTTGCACCTGGGTCGGCTTCACCAGATGGTGTGGCAACAACAAAATGCGGTACACTAAAAATTGGGTTGTAATTCCAATCACACCAGATTGGTGTTGGAAACAATTCTGTTGTGTATCCACAAGAACGCTGTGATCCAATTGCTTGACCAGCGTCATACCATAACTTATCTTTGACGTTATAAATAATAGCGTCAGTACATTCTGTGGCTGTGCCACGGGGATAAAAGAACCAAATCTCATTGTAGCGTGGTACTTTTGTAGCCCATACTTTTTGACGTTGTGAGTAGTTCAAATTGTCAAAAAGGTAGTTTACGTTTTTATCATTGGGCAGTACTTGTACGCTACCATTGTATAAATAGAACCTATCTACACCCATCCAAAAAGCAATGCCATCCATTTCTACTACAGCATTGGAAGACATGATTGAGATTTGGCTAGAAATAATATCGTATGTCCAATAAATGCTAGTTGCTTGCGAATTAAAAGATACACGAATTAAACTATCAGTGGCCCAGAATAAACCAGAGGGTGAGTTAGTACCACCACGCCAAGGCATACCTTTAACAATCTTAGAACTAGCTACGTTAGTTTGGTTGGCAAAAGGGCCATTCCAGTCGTAAAAGTTTCTATTAAGATAAGTAGCACTAACATTGTTATTGGCAATAAAACCAGCTGATCCATATACAAAAATAAATGGATATAATACGCAAACACCACCGGCAACACTAATAGGTTTATAAGTTGGGTTTTGCCCTTCACTATCTGATAAGCCAGTAAATGACCATTGATAATTAGCATCTGGAGTAATAGCCCCCACCAAAACTTGGGAAACTACACCATTATCAATATTCACTAAATTTTTACCCGGGTGGGCAAATATTGCTAAGTCGCCACCTTGAGGACTAAACTGAGCATCAAACTGCCAAATGTTTCTGTATGGGCCGTCCACTGGGTCGGGTTCAAACACTGGATTATTATTTAAATAAACCGTTGTTGGTGTTCCAACAATTGTACCGCCTGTTACATTTACCACAGTGTTTGGTGAACTATACGTTGCGGTGCTTACTGTATAATTTGTTGCAGTATTACTTTGAGCAAAAATAACTTTTGTGCCTGTGGGAAACACTGTAGTTAAATTACCAGCCACCGTAAACGACGTAGTAGTATTAGACACTAAGCCAACAAACGCTGTACCAGGTAATATTTGTGCTGTAAACGGACCACTACCAGTACCATAGTTAGTGCTGGTGGTGTAAACATCTAGTTCTTTATAGTTACCTGTAAAGATATAATTTACACCATTATATGGCTGGGAAAATAAACCTCTTGCAATACCCACTAAACCACTAAACAATGTTCGATAGCCGCCCATTTTCTTCGGCTCGCCACGTTGAAAACGACACCATACACCATCGGTGTATTGATCGTTTTGAAACTGTGTACCGTCGCGTTTAATCCCAGCCGGTATTGCTAAGCTGTAAATGGAAGTATATTGCGAAGTATCTTGTTGCTGATTATCAGCTGGCATTTAAAACTGCCCACCACTAATTAATTGAGCGTTAAGTGCTGCGGCAATTGTAACCAACGGAGCAGAAGGATTTGAATTATCTATTTTAATAATATCAGTTGAATTTGCCGATAAACCTAATATGTTTGGACCTACCAAATACATACCCGTGTGTGTATTGCTATTAAATGAATATGCAGGCAACGCAGCTGTTCCGTTACCAGCAAGATAAGATCCGGTGGTCGACGATGTTAACGGATATAAATTTAATCCATCACTAAGAACTGTAACAATTTGACCAGCTTGCAATACAAACGGTGACTGTGAACTGCCCTCGTTTTGGAAAGTAATGTTATAACCAGTTTGATTTGTGTTGTTTACAAACACATAAATTTGAGTAATTGCTGGTAATGTTACTGCTAAAGTTTGAGTACGAGTGCCGGATTGCGCAATATAAGTTTGAATAATTGGCGCGAAATTAACCAAATTAAATGTATTACCTGGAATGGTATCTACATCATAAGTTGCAGCAGTAAACGTTAAAGCATTTGGATTTGCTAAACCAACAGTAATAAAACCAGTTTGCGCAGCATCTAAGAAAATAAATCCTGAATCACCGGGATTGAAACTAATAGATATTTGGCCATTAATGGTATCTGGAGAAGTTGGTGTAATATTAACTGTACCAGTACCATTGTTTCTAAAACCAATGTACCAACCATTAGATAAATCTTGAATGGCAGGCAACGGAATAGTTACAGCACCAGCATTCCAAACAAAAGTTGCAGCACGGCTTGCATCATTAATAGTTGGAACGCCAGTAATATCTACTGGATTTTGAGTAGTGGCTAACTTACCATTTACAGTTGTTAAACCATAACCTGCCAAAGTAGCAGCGTCAGCTACGGATGTTCCCGCAGCAAAGGTTACGTTTTGCCAAATACCAGCAGCAGAAGTATTGTTAGTAAGATAGAAGTACTTACTAATACCAACAGGTACAGTGACGCTAGCTCCGCCAATAAAGTTTGTAATAATAAATTCATGCGCGCCCAAATTGCGGAACAAAATGTCTGCGCCCAGTGTTCCTTGATCAGCTTGCGGTAAAACAATGGTAAGACCGCCACTAGCAGCAACGCAGTCAATAATACGGGCAGCAGGAGGCTGGCTACCGTTGACAGTAGAAGGCCAGTAGAGAACTTGATCTGTACTAAAAGGGAGTGCAAAATAAGATACATCCGTTGGTGTAACAACGGTGCCTGTAAAGGGTGAGGTATAGACTGGTGTCGTTGACATATTTTATGGTTCCTGAATCGTAGTATTACGATCAATACGACGAGAGTTGTCTTCTTTTTTCAGAGCTGCAATTGCGTCGGTATAGTATTGTTTCCAAACAGGCAGCTTATCTAAGGCTTTTAAATAACCTTGAGCTTGTAACAAAGTTCCATATAACATGGCTTGTGGTGCTATGGCGGTCCATAGGTTTTGCTGATTAACTTGATCCAAAGGCTGAATCTCGGCATAATAAATAATTTCTACTGGATAGTTTTGATCTGGCAGTGGTGCAAAATTCCAGTTGCTATAATCATAGTCAGCATAGTACAGAGGTTTTGCGTTATCAGATTCTGATAAGTATTGTGCCACATAATCTTGACTGCGTAATAAAACTGGAGTACCGTTGACTTTCATAGACACTGTTTTACGCCAACGTGCTGGTTTGTTAAGTACCGTTTGGTTTTGTGCCAAATTAGTTTCTACAACAATAAGCTGCATGTAAGTTTTAAGCTCAGCCGCAATTGATGACTCAGTCAATGCAATCAAATTAGGAATTTGCGCAATAAAATCTGGATCGTTACGTTCCATGTATTGCTGAACATTAAGAACGAGGCTATCGTAAGTTTGAATAACGCTCATCGTGTATAGTAACTTATGTTAGGTTGAAAGTAAATCGGTGACTTATCACGATCTTCATCTTCAAATTCAGTACGTGCTTGCAACGCCAACTTTTCTAAATACGCTACACGGTTTAAATCAATCTGAGGCAGTTGCATTGCCAATTTATGTGACAAGGCAGCTTGGAAGTAAGGAATAGCGCGATCTGGCATGTACAGCTCGTTGGTTAATGAACCAACGTCTTGAGGCTGCAATTCCAAAATAAACGAGAACACTTGGAAGTTGTTATTGGGCACTGGCCACAAATACATCTGTGGCACAATCTGGCGGTCAAACCAGTATTGTAGTGTACGTTGACTTGGGAATTGCTTGTTTGGCAGCGAGAAATAATCCGTACGATTAAGACGTGCCATAGGAATAACTTGCTGACTTTGAGCAAATTGAATAGATCTTAATGAAAATGTATTGGCTGTATCGCGGTTTTTAAGGCGATAGAAATAAAACTGTTGGGTTACGTTAATACCAAAGTAAGCCCAGTTACGGTCAGACAGCGTGGTCTCAGGTAATGATTCCCATACGGTCCAGTTAATACCGTCATTACTTACTTCAAGGTCCAGATTATAGGTAGCAGTACCAGAAGGAGCATAGGCGTTAAAGCCAACATAGAATATACGAGTCTGTGGGCTGTAAGCTGCACCAAAATAGTTTTCTGAAAGTGTAGATGTAGCATGAAGGTTTAAATCGCTGTTGTAGTTTTGATCAAACAACACA